AAGCCGGCCGATGACCAGGACTACTCCAAGATCGACGCCGCCTGGGGCGCCATGTTCGCCTACCGGGCGGGCCTGGACGCCGTCGGCAAGGGCGCCACCCGCCCGCAGCGACGACGCAAGCCCCGCCGGCTCTACGGATAGGGAGGACCATGAGCAAGACGCTCGACCAGTGGGTCACCTTCCTGACCTCCCGGATGGACGCCTCGCGTCCCCGCGTGGACCGTCTACGCGGCTACACCAACGGCAACGCGCCCCTGCCGGAGATGGGCCCCAACCTGCGCAAGTCCTGGGAGGCCTTCCAGCGACGCGCCCTGGCTAACGCCGGCGCGCTCATCGTCGACACCCTCGTCGAGCGCCTCATCCCCAACGGGATCCTGGTCGGAGAGTCCCCCGACGGCCCCCGAGCCGTCCGGGCCCGACGCATCTGGCGGGACAACCGCCTCGACGTCGCCTTCAAGGACGCCGCCCGCGACGCCTTCACCGTCGGCACCGGCTACCTCCTGGTCACCCGAGACGACAACGGCGAGGCCGTCATCACCCGGGAAATGCCCGAGCAGCTCTACGCCGAGCCCGACCCCGTCCGCCCGTGGAAGGCGCTCGCGGCGGTCAAGGTCTGGCGGTCCGTGTCCGAGGGCGCCGACCACATGATCGTCTGGGTCGACGGCGTCAAGGCCACCTACTCCCGCAGCGTCTACAACGAGCGCAACCAGCTCATCAGCCGTGTGCAGGGTAGGTGGGACCTGGACGGCCTCGACGTCTACGACGGTGACCCGCCGATCGTGCTGCTGGGCAACAAGGACGGCATGGGGGAGTTCGAGGCTCACACTGGCCTCATAGACCGCATCAACACCGGGATCCTCTACCGCCTGGTCACGATGGCGATGCAGACCTACCGGCAGCGGGCTCTGCGGACCACCTCCACGGATCCTGGTACTGGTCTGCCCGAGGAGGGGCCCGACGGCGACGACATCGACTACCAGGAGATGTTCGAGCCGGGCCCGGGGGCGCTGTGGGAGCTGCCTCCCGGCGTCGAGATCTGGGAGTCGCAGACCGTTGACCTGACCCCGATGCTCAGTGCGGTCAAGGACGACTGGCGCGAGCTCGCTGCCGAGACCCACACCCCGGTCTCGGCGATGCTTCCGGACGCCGCCAACCAGTCCGCCTCTGGCGCTGAGCAGCCGATGCAGCAGCTCGTCTTCAAGGCCCAGGATCGCATCCTGCGGTTCAAACCGGCCCTGGCGGTGATGCTCGTCAAGGCCCTGCAGGTCGAGGGCGAGTCCCTGGCGGGCGACACGGTCGAGGTCAAGTTCGCGCCGCCGGCCACCGTGACCATGACCGAGCGGTACGCGGCCGCGGCGCAGGCCAAGGCCGCCGGCGAGGCCCTGGAGACGATCCAGGAGAACATCCTGGGCTACAGCCCCGAGCAGATCGCCCAGGACAAGCAGAGGCGCGCGGAGGAGCAGCTCGCGCTGGCACTCAATCTGACCACCCAGCCGCCACCGACGACGTCGGAGGAGATGCAGCCGATCGGGAACGCGGACACGCCTGGCCTCCCGAGCCGGCGAACCGTCTGAGCAACGACGTAGGGGGCGGGCATGGCTGACCTGGACCGCCTCGACGCTCTGGCACGCGCCTACGACGCCGCGGTCCACAAGATCCGTCAGGATCTGACAGCCTTCGCCTCCCAGATGTGGGCGTCCATGCCCGACTACCGGGACGAGGCCGTCGAGGCCATGGCGCAGGCCTTGGCCCCCAGGGTCCTCGCCGGCCAGCTCCAGACCGCCGAGCTGACCCGCGCCTACCTCATTGGCTGTGCCAGCGAGCTCGGGCTCACGGTCACCGTCCCCGCCATCGACCGGGAGGCGGTCACCGGGATGCGCGGCGTGGACCCGCTGAAGGTCTACCAGCGCCCGGGCATGACCACGTGGACGGCACTGTCCAGGGGCAAGACGCTCGACCAGGCCGTCTCAGCCGGCGGGCTGCGGCTGACGCAGCTCATCGGAGGGGACCTTCAGAACGCCAAGCGCGTCCAGTCCCGCGACACGATGCGAGCCACCGGCGGCCGGTACTACCGGCGCATCCTGACCGGCCGCGAGAACTGCGCCCTGTGCGTCATCGCCTCCACCCAGCGATACCACGTCGAGAACCTGCTACCTATCCACCCGGGGTGCGACTGCAACGTCGGTCCCCTGCCCGCGGGCATGGCCGTGGAACAGGTCATCGACGAGGAGACCCTGGAGGCCGCCCACAAGGCTGTCGAGGCCCGCACGGGAGCCTCCGACCGGGGTGGCCGCCTGCCGGAGTACAAGGACATCATCCTGACCACCGAGCACGGCGAGTACGGGCCGGTCATCTCCTTCAAGGAGACGAGACAGGACCGCCGCAGGGCCCCGGCACCGAAGGCGTCGACGACGGGCGCGCACGCCAGTCCCCGCAGGGACGGGGAGCCCAGGTGGCTTCGCCCCGGAGGCAGCGGGAAGGTCGACGTCCCGGAAGGAACGATCCTCCAGGACCACGAGGTACGCACTGCCCAGGCCCTGGCCGACCTCGGCCACACAGTTCGATTCCGCGTGGTCGACAACACCCCTGGGGTCAAGAACCCCGACGTCGAGATAGACGGCGAGATCTGGGAGTTCAAGGCACCCAGGGGCGCCTCCGAGAAGAACACGATCTCCGACCAGTTCAAGAAGGCACGCAAGCAGGCGTCCCGCCTCGTCATCGACCTGCGCCGCTGCGGCCTCTCCGATGAGGTCGCGATCGAGCAGATCGAGCGCCGTTTTCGCGGGCAGACACGAATCACCCGCGTCATCGTCATCAGCCACGACGGCACGGTGGCGACCTTTGAGCACCGGTGATATTCTGCTACTGAAGGCGACAGGCGTCCCACCAGGGTGCGAAAGCACTGCGGGTCTCCCAGTCGCCTTCATCGCTGCCCCGAGGCAACGCCGCCTCCAGCCGCTGAGACCCATCTCGGCCCACAAGCTTGCCCGCGCTCGCGGGCGCCCACCACCGGCCCCTACCGAAACGGCAGGGGCCTTTGTCATGCCCGAAACGGGAAGGAACCACCATGCACGTCAACACCCCCACGCCGTCGGCTGGTCAGGCCGTTAACGGCACGTCCACGGAGCCCGCCGTCCAGAGCGCCGGCGGCCCCACCGGCACCAGCCCCTCCGCTCAGGCGCCCCAGGAGACCGCAACGGTCGATTGGAAGGCCGAGGCGGAGAAGTGGAAGGCCCTGTCCCGGCAGAACGAGGACCGGGCGAAGGCCAATGCGGACAAGGCCAAGCGCTTCGACGCGATCGAGGAGCAGTCCAAGAGCGAGATGCAGAAGCTCCTGGAGGCCAAGGAGGCCGCTGAGAGGCGCGCTGCCGCCGCTGAGACCGCTTCCCTCAAGGCCCGTATCGCGGCTGCCAAGGGCGTTGAGGTGGATCTGCTTACCGGCACCACGCAGGAGGAGATCACCGCCTCCGCTGATCGTCTGCTCGCCTGGCGCGGCCCCGTCACCCCGCCGGCCTCCACCTCCTCGGCGGACGCCGGCCAGCGCGGGGACAACGTCGCCGGGCCGCGTCAGCTGACGCGCGAGGACCTCAAGGCGATGACGCCGGAGCAGATCAACAAGGCCCGTCGCGACGGGCAGCTCAACCAGATCATGGGCGTCTCCTGACGCCCCTCTTCCCGATAAAGGAGCCACAGTGTCCACCAGCCACTTCATCCCCGAGGTATGGGCGGCCTCCATCCTGGAGAACTTCCGCAACAAGGCGGTCCTGACCGGCCTGGCCAACCGCGACTACGAGGGCGACCTCAAGGCCGGAAACACCGTCCACATCCCCGGCATCGTCGACATCCAGGTCAAGGACTACAAGACGGGTGTGGTCGCCAAGCCCGGTGGAGGCGGCACCCTGCCGCGCACGACCGCGCCGGACGAGGTCTCCGATACCGGCATCGAGATCAAGGTCGACCAGGAGAAGTCCTTCGACTTCATCGTCGACGACATCGATGCCGCCCAGGCCAACCAGCCGGTCATGGACAAGTACTCCGAGTCCGCGGCCGCCGGCCTGGTCGAGGACGCCGAGACCTTCCTGACTACCATGACCCTGACCAGTGGCACCGCCGCCACCGGCCTGACCGCGCCGACCAACTGGGAGACGGCCTTCGACGTCGTTCGTGGCCTGCGCCGCCGGCTGACGTCGGCCAAGGTCCCCCAGGCCAACCGGACCCTGCTGGTCAACGCCGCCTTCGAGGAGTTCCTCCTCTCCGACGGCTCGAAGCTCACCGCCTTCGACAAGTCCAACACCACCGAGGGCCTGCGCGAGGCGGTCATCGGTCGTCTCCTCGGCTTCGACGTGGTCGTCTCCCCCTGGGTCGACGACTCCAAGCCCACCGCGGCCGGCATCTACACGCCGGCGTTGGCCTTCGTCTCACAGGTCAACAAGACCGAGTCCATGCGGGCGGAGAACAAGTTCGCCGACCGCGTCCGCGGCCTGCACGTCTACGGCGGCAAGATCACGCGCCCCACGGCCGTCCAGGTCTTCAAGGCGGCGTGACATGCGAGTCAAAGGAGACAACGGGCTGATCTTCGACGTCGTCGACACCGTCGCCACCGGCCTCATCGGCGCCGGCTACGTCGAGCAGGTCCCCGACGAGCAGGCACTGCCCACCGCCCCGGCCAGCGAGGACGAGACCCCGGACAACGACCCGGACGCCGGCACCGACCCAGCCCCGCAGAAGCCGCCCAAGGGCAGCAAGACAACCTAACGAGGAGACGACGGAGAGGGGGCGGGGAAACCGTGAAGCTCGCGACCAAGGAAGCCGTGGCCCAGGCACTCGGACGGGACCTGACCGACGAGGAGAGCAAGCGCGCCGAGCACCTGCTGACCATCCTGTCGGCCAAGTTCTGCCAGGAGGCCCGAACCACCTTCACCCCGGTCACCTACACCCACCGGGTCAAGGTCAACGGGCGTCACGCCCGCCCCCAACGACTCCCCCTCATCGCCGTCACCTCCGTCGTCGACGACGACGCCCAGCCCGTACCGTTCACCCTCCGCCACGGATACGTCGACGTCGACCTCCCCTCTGACCGGTTCGTCACCATGACCTACCAGGCCGGCTACACCGAGGTCCCCGACGTCGCCGCCGCCCAGATCGCCGACTCCGTCGCCCGGATCCTCAAGATCGACCCCAAGGCCGCCGCCGGCGCCACCCAGGCCAGCACAACCACCGGCCCCTTCTCCCAGTCCGCGACCTTCGCGTCCTGGACCATCGGCGGCCAGGCGATGCTCTCACCCGACGACATCGCCCTGGCCCGCCAGTACCGCCCCCGCCGAAACGGCAACGTCTGGGTGGCAGGCACACGATGAGCATCATCGACACCTTCCCCCGCAGCTGGGTCGTCGACATCCAGGTCACCGGCCCCACCCACCGCAACGCCGACGGCTACCTGACCACCACGGGCGACCCGGTCACCATCGAAGGCTGCCTCCTAGCCCCCGGCAGCTCCGATGCCACCGGCGTGACCTCCCGGGCCACCGTAGAGGCCCCCGACGACACAGCCACCCTCTACACCCCACCAGACGCACGGATCCGCCAACGCGACACCGTCACCGTCCCCACCACCCACGCGCTCGCGGGCAGATGGACGGTCGAGGCGACTCCGGCCCCATACCCCCTGGGTCTGGCCGTCCCCCTCGCAAGGAGATGAGCCGTGTCCACGAGCTTCAAGCCCAACAGCGCCGGTATCGCCGCCCTCCTGGTCTCCGGGCCGATGCAGGCAGCCATGCTCGGCGCCGGCCAGGACGTCGCAGCCGAGGCCGCCCGCCGCGCCCCCAGAGCCTCAGGCGCCCTGGCCGCCTCCTTCCACACCGAGCCCACCACCGCCACCATCAAGACCAGAGGCGGCACCAGCCGCCGCGCCTCCGGCCGCGTCATCGCCGACGTACCCCACGCCGCCGCCACCGAGTTCGGCCACGCCACCCAGGCCGGCACTCCCGTACCAGGAGCCCACACGCTCGGCCTCCTCGCAGCCGCCAAGTCCGCCCGAGGCAGGAGACGCACATGACCACCTTCACCGATCCCGTCGCCGTCCTGCGAGCCGCCACCACCCAGGCCACCGCAGCCCCCACCACCAGGATCCTGGACGCTGCCTTCACCACCGGCCCCATGCCCCTGGCCCACGTCCACCTCCTCAACACAGGTCCCACCGACGACGTCGACCGCACCGACACCATCGGCATCGACATCTACGCCACCACCCCCACCGGCCCCCACCAGGACGGCGCCACCGCGCTCGCGGAGCGTCTGCTGTCCGCCCTGGGTGAGTCGCCGGTGGTGACCAGTGAGGGCTTCGTGGACTCCGTGGAGGTGACGAGCTGCCTGGGGGTGCGCCCTTACTTCGAGGCGGTTGAGGTCGTCTCGATGGTCCTGTCCGTCACTCACCGTCCGCTCACCTGACCCCGCTCCGAAAGGAACTCGCCCCATGGCAACCACCACCATCGCCGCGCTGAAGAAGAAGTACAACCGGCGTGGCAACGTCCGCAAGGGTCTGAACGCCGTCGCGTTCCTGGCTCCTACCACCGTCGACCTGCCCGATGCCCTGACCGACGCCGGTGGCCAGCTCAAGGAGCTGCCTGCCGGCTGGCTGCCGGTCGGCCTGCTGACCAAGGACGGCATGGCGTTCTCCGCCGACGCCAGCGTCGAGGAGGTCGAGGCGCTCGGCTACGTCGAGTCCGTGCGCACCGACCTGGTCAAGGCGCCCAAGACCGTCAAGTTCAGTGTGCTCGAGCCCTACCGCAAGCACCTGCAGCAGCTCGTCTACGGCGTCGACCTCTCCCAGGTCAAGGCCGACAAGGACTCCGGCGAGATCGTCTTCGACGAGGCCCCGTTGCCCCTGCTCGAGGAGTTCCGGCTGCTCACCATCATGTCCGACGGCCCTGCCGACGACGAGTGGCTTGTCGGCCGGGGCTTCCCCCGAGTCAAGCTCTCCACGATCCCCGAGGAGGCGTGGAAGTCGTCCGACCCGGTCCAGTTCGACCTGGAGCTCTCCGTGTTCTCCGACGAGGTCCTGGGCACGCCCTGCCGCCACTACCTGGGCGGTACTGGCGCGATCAAGCACCTGGACGCCATCGGCTTCGAGAAGGCCGCCTGAGCTCGGCCTCTCGCCTCATCGTCGAGCCGGCGGCCGCTGATCTCCCCGGCCGCCGGCTCGACCGCCACCCCACACGGGAGATCCCGCACGCAAGGAGGAACCCGTGCCCGCACTGACCAAGACCATCACGACCGACGACGGTGAGGACCTCACCCTCGAGCGCGTCACCGACGACCCCGCCGAGATCACCACCCTGCGCGCCTCGGGCTGGGAGCAGGTCTCCGACGACACCGATGACGAGGCCGGATCGGGCCCCAAACCCATTCCGCCCGCACCGCCCGTGCCGGCAGCTCCGACCAAGGCCCTCACCAAGCTGTCCTGACCACCAACCACACAAGGGAGATCACCCATGGCCACGAAGCCGACCCTGACCCTGTCCGCCCTGGAGAAGATCGACGGCGCCGCCGACCCGGAACCCTTCACCCTCGGGCTCAAGTCCAAGATCGTCACCTTCCCCGACCCCTTCGCGCTGAGCATCGAGGAGAGCGAGAGCCTCATGGCCGACCTTGAGGGGACCACGTCGATCAAGGCGACCCTGAACCGGTGGCTCAGCGAGGAGGACGCCGAGCTCGTCATCAAGAGCCTCAGCGTCCGCAAGACCCGAGTCCTGCTCGCGCAGGTCAGGAAGCACTACGCGTCGTTCCTGGGCGACGAGGGGGAAGGCAGCGCCTCCGCGACCGCCTGACCCGGTACCGGAGGCCCATCACCCAGGACCTCGCGGAGCAGGGCTGGGACATGCCGGCCCTGTTCCGCGCGCGGCGCTGGACCTTCCTGCTCGACCTCATCGACGGGCTGCCCAGCCACTCGCGCACCATCTCAGCCGTCCTCAACGACACCGACCGGGCCGGGCTGATGGCCGAGACGATCCTCGCCCAGGAGGACGAGGACGACGACGTCGGGGAGGAGAGCACCTCTCTGGTCGGTCAGACCCCAGAGGTCCGCATACTCCAGGACATCGCCGACATCATCATCGCCACAGCCGGCGGCAAGGAGACCTACCCCCGACCCGTCCCCGTCGTGACCGCTGTCGTCGAGGAGATGCGTACCTCCCAGACGCTGGCGGCCGCGAACGACGTCATCGCCGTCCTGACCCCCTGGGCGCTCGAGTAACCCGCCCCATGGGGGCACCACGCAGCTCACGAGAGGTGGTGGTGCCCCCATGGCAGGCTTCCAGGCAGGCACCGTCTTCGTCGACGTCGTCCCCTCCATGAAGGGCTTCCTCAAGGAGATCAACGCCGACGTCAAGGCCCAGATGCCCACGGCCGGCAACGAGGCGGCCCGCTCCTTTGCCGACGCCTTCAGGAAGACCACCTCCACCACCGGCGCCGACATCGCCAACTCCTTCGCCGACCCGCTCGGCAAGACCACCGCCCGCCTCAAGCAGGAGGCAACTGCCGCCGGCCAGGCGCTCGCCTCCGCACAGAAGGAGGTCGCCGCCTCCTCGGGCAACCTGGCACAGGCCCGCAGCCGCGAGGAGGCCGCCGCCAAGTCCCTGGTCACCGCGGAGAACACCCTCCACCAGGCCCGTTCCTCAGGCAACACCGCCCAGATCGCACGCGCCGAGGAGGGCTACGCCCAGGCCCTGGACCGCTCCAAGGCGGCGAACAAGGCTGCGGACCAGGCCGCAGCCGACCACTCCCGGGTCATGGGCAAGGTCGAGACCGCCGCCCGCGACACGGACCAGGCCGTCGGCGCCCTGGCCTCCAAGACGGGCAAGACCAAGCGTGAGGTCGCCGAGGCCAACCCCGCGCTGAAGACGTATGCCACCAACCTCGACCACGTCGACACAGCTGCTGAGAAGGCCGGCGCGGCCACCGCTCAGACGGGCGCCAAGGTCTCCTCCGTCAGTTCCTTGGCCCGCTCGGCGATCGCTCCAATGCTCGCCCTCGGCGCGGCCGTCGGAATCGGCGGCTTCGCCTCAGAGGCCATTGAGGCGTCCGACGCCACCGACAAGTTCGTCTCCACGCTCCAGTTCTCCGGCCTGGACACCTCGACCATTGACCGGCTCAAGGAGTCTGCCCAGAAGTACGCAGACGAGACCGTATACGACCTGGCCGACATTCAGCAGATCACCGCACAGCTGGCGTCAAACGGCGTCGACGGATTCGACAAGCTGGCAGAGGCGGCAGGCAATTTAAATGCTGTCGCAGGCGGAAATGCGAACACTTTCAAGTCCGTCGGAATGGTTATGACCCAGACCGCCGGGCAAGGAAAGCTGACGACGGAAAATTTTAATCAACTTTCCGATGCCATTCCTGGTGCTTCTGGGAAAATCCAGAAGGCCCTGCTCGATATGGGCGCCTACACCGGCAACTTCAGGGACGCGATGCAGAAAGGGGAGATCTCGGCTGACGAGTTCAACGCCGCGATCCTCCAGCTCGGCTCCGACGAGACGGCGGTCGCGGCCGCCAGGTCCACCAAAACGATCGAGGGCGCCGCAGGCAACCTCCAGGCCACCGTCGTCGGCGCGATCAAGGACCTCATCGACTACGTCAAGCCTGCCATCACCGGTCTGATGGGGTGGCTGGCCGATGCCATCGGCGGATCCGTCACCTGGATCAAGCAGCACAAGGATGAGATGCAGGCCCTCGCCATCGGCGTGGGCGTCGCCGTCGCCGCGTACGCGGGCTTCTCCATCATCCCCACGATCATCGGCTGGATCAAGGGCCTCACCCTGGTCCAGCACGGCCTGAACGCGGCGTTCAAGGCCAACCCCATCGGATTCGTCGTCACCGCGATCGCCCTGTTGGTCACCGGCCTGGTGCTCCTGTACAAGAAGAACGAGGCCTTCCGCCTCAAGGTGCAGGAGCTCGGCAGGACTGTCGTCGAGATCTGGCAGCAACACATTCAGCCGGCCATCTCGGCTGTATGGGAGTGGATCTCCGGGACCCTGCTTCCTGGTATCCAGTCGGTCTGGAACCTTCTGACGAAGGGGGATTTCGACGGGAACCTGTTCGGGTTGGAGGAGGACTCTGCGGTCGTTGATTTCCTCCTCAGTGTCCGCGACACCGCGATCGAAGTATGGGGATGGCTATCCGGCACTCTTATCCCCGGCATTCAGTCGATCTGGAATCTCCTGACGAAGGGGGATTTCGACGGGAACCTGTTCGGGTTGGAGGAGGACTCTGCGTTCGTCGATTTCCTCCTGACCCTGCGTGAGGGGGCGATCGCGACCGGGGAGGCGATCTCGAACGCCTGGACCAACGTCATCCAGCCGGCCCTGTCTGACCTCTGGTCATGGGTCACGGGGACCCTGGCGCCGGCACTAGCGGACTTCTGGACCGGTGTGGTCCAGCCTCTCTGGAACGGGTTCGCCACCGTGGTCTCCACGGCCTGGACGAGCGTCATCTCGCCGGCGCTGAGCGGCCTGTGGTCGTTCATCTCGAACGTGCTGATCCCGGTACTCCAGTTCCTCTGGACGAACGTGGTCCAGCCTCTCTGGAACGGGTTCGCCACCGTGGTCTCCACGGCCTGGAACTCGGTGATCTACCCGGCCTTGTCTGCCCTGTGGGGTTGGCTGACGACTTCCCTGGTGCCAGCGCTGCAGGGGCTGTGGAACACGGTCCAGCCCGTGTGGCAGTCGATCTCCTCGGTGATCTCAGACGCCTGGAACTCGGTGATCTATCCGGCTCTGTCGGCGTTCTGGGGGTGGGTCAAGAACACGCTGGCGCCCGCGCTCCAGGAGTTCTGGACCAGCGTGGTTCAGCCCGTGTGGTCAGCCGTCTCTAGCTTCATCGCCTCGGCCTGGGCCAACGTCATCTCCCCGGCTCTGTCGGCTATGTGGTCGTTCATCACCGGGGTGCTTGTACCGATCATCCAGTTCCTGTGGGCCAACGTGGTGCAGCCGGTCTTCCGGCTCATCGGCGCGGCGATCCAGACCGCCTGGGAGTGGGTCATCAAGCCTGCGCTCATGGGGCTGTGGGCATTCATCTCGAACGTCCTGGCACCGATCTTCACCTTCCTCTGGAATAACGTCGTCAAGCCGGTCTGGCAGGGTATCTCCACGACCATCTCCACGGTAGTGAACTTCCTGTCTAATACCGTCTTCCCGAAGATCAAGACCGCGATCGACAACGCCAAGTCCGGTTTCGATACCTTCAAGTCGGGCGTACAGACGGCGATGAACGCCATCAAGGGCGCCGCAGCGAAACCGATCAACTTCGTGATCGGCACGGTTTATCGCGACGGCATCAAGAAGGCGTTCGACACGATCGCGGAGAAGGTCGGCCTGTCCTTGCGCCTGCCGAGCGTGAGCACGATCCCGGGGTACGCCTCGGGTGGCCAGTGGCAGACCATGACGCCCGGATATACCCCGGGCAGGGATGTGTTCACCTTCTTCTCACCCGACGGCGGCGGCTCCCTGCGCTTGTCGGGTGGAGAGGGGATCATCCGGCCGGACTCGCTGCGGGCTCTGGGCGGCAAGCCTTGGCTGGATCGGGTCAACGCCTCTCGGGGCAAGGGCCTGGCCAATGTCGGTGACACCGGCACGAGACGTGGTCAGGTCGCCTTCGCCAAGGGAGGTATCTGGGACCGCGTCAAGGGATCGGTGTCCTCGTCGATCAGCTGGGTGAAGAACACGGCCTCGGCGGTCGCGGACATAGTCTCCGACCCGATCGGTGCGGTCACTGACCTGGTGATCTCCCCAGCGAAGGCGCTCCTCAAGTCTGTCGGCTCGAGCTTCTGGGCGCAGACGGTGGGCGCGATGCCGCCCTTGTGGTTCGAGTCGCTGAAGAACCTCTTCAAGTCCAAGACCGAGGCGGCAGGCCTGTCTGGCGGCTCCGGTCTGGTCGGGGCCGCACGCAAGGCAATAGGTGTGCCCTACGTCTGGGGTGGCAGCTCGATTCCGCCGGGTCTGGATTGCAGCGGCCTGGTCTACTGGGCTGCGAAGCAGCTCGGACTGGGCTGGCCGAGGCTGACTGCGGCCGGATACCAGTCCGGGTCGACGCCGATCTCATGGAACGCGGCCGTGCCTGGCGATCTCCTGTTCTGGGGTTCACCGGCGCACCACGTCGCCATCTTCGCCGGCGGCGGCAAGATGGTTGAGGAGCCTCGAGAGGGGTTGTCCGGCCGTGAGATCTCCATCTGGGGCTCCCCCACGGTCGGCCGCTACGGCGGCGCCCGGAAGTACGACGCCGGCGGCTGGCTGCCCCCGGGTGCGCACACCGCGGTCAACCAGACCCGCAGCCGGGAGGCGGTCCTGACCGCACGGCAGTGGTCGGATGTCTCCAAGCTCGCCGCCCAGGGGGCCTCGAACGAGGCTCTGCTGGCAGGTCTGGACGGAACTGAGGTCCGCCTCGTCGTCGATGACTCCACAGCGCTGGACGCGCATGTTGAGGTTATCGCCGCCGGGGTCCTGGATCGCCGCGCACGGACTCTGGGAAGGGGACGACGCTGATGACCCGGACGAACCTCCTGCTCAACGGGGCATTCGGAAGCGGAGTGACCGGCTGGACTGCCGAGCAGGCGACGATCTCCGCAGACTCCGGGCGGATGCGGGTGATCCCGTCGTCGAGCTCGTGGACGGTGTCCTCGGACTCGACGCCGGTGACCCCGGGCCAGTGGGTGTCCCTGGCTGCGGACATCACTGCCGGCGATTCCCCGGTGGACCTGTGTCTGCGGTTTGCCGGCACAGACGGCCCGGCACCGAGGGCGTCCGCTCCCTCCGGGAGCACGGGCCGAGTCGTCGTGACCGCGCAGGCACCGGCTGGCGCCACCACGGTGCAGGCTGCCCTGTCCGCTTCGACCGGCGGCGTGGCTGCCGCCTATCCTCCGCTCTCGTCTCGGGACGCGTGGGAGCTGGGAGCGGCGGTCCAGGCCGCTGACGGGGTCGCCGCCGGGGCCTGGGTCGTGCCAGCAGGGGCCGATGTGTCTGATGGGAAGGCGACTGTCACCGGGACTCTCAGCATGGGTGTCCCAGCGGCGGCTGTCGCCGGCCACACCCTGGGCCTGTCGTGGAGCGCCTCAACGACCGTGGCTGGGACCCTCGTCCAGCGAGGCGGCTTCTATGGTGTCACTGCCGACGGCATTCTGAAGAAGTCCTACCTCGCCAGGGGCTTCCAGGGGCTGACGGATACGGAGACCACCTATCAGGACTCCGTCACCATACCTTCAGCCGAGACCCTGGCTGAAGACGGCGTCGAGGTCGTCTACCCGGTCGTCTTTCTTGCGGCAGGGGTGACGTTCACGCGCATTGAGGTAGTGGACGAGACCACCCAGACCCTCTGGGCAGACAACACGATCCTCCAGCTCGGGGACATGCAGAGGGACGTATCGGACACTTCCTTCTTCGACGGCGACACCCGCCCGGTCAGGATCGGCGACACCGGGAAGGCATTGGTCTACTCCTGGACCGGGGTTCCGGGAGGCTCTCCGTCGCGTGAAGAGGTCGGCCGGTGGCCGATCTTCACCCTGACCGCGATCATCCCCGACGGGGACGCCCCAGTCGTGCAGGTGATCGTGCCTGGCCTCTATGCACGATCGGGAACCCAGGTGAGAGTCACCGGCCACGCGGAGAACGGGTTCTCCTGGACGGTGCGTGGCAGTGGCAGCATGGGCAACGGCTCCCAGCTGGTGCTCGGTGACGCACTCGCACCTGTCAACACGCCTTTGACGTACCGCATCGTGCGGCCTTGGGACGGGCAGACGGTCGAGTCGACGCCGGTGACACGCCCGTGGTCGGGGCGGTCTCTGATGACCGATGTCCTCGGGGGCGGCCGTCTGGATCTGATCTGGCAGGGAGACGACTCTCGTGCGCCGGACCAGCGGATCACCGCTCATGAGATCCCTGGGCGCCCAACTCCGGTGATGGTCTTCGCCCCAGTCATGGGGGCTGGCACGGTCTCGCTGACGGCCCGCACGAGCGGGGCTCACACGCAGACGATGACAGCTCTGGCCGCCCGCCCGACTATCGCAGTCCTGTTCCACAATCCTGCCAGGTGCTTCCAGTGCCGCCGCGGGGTCTGCGACGTACCGCTGACGACGGTCATGGCCCTGACTTCGGTGTCGCAGGCACGCACGCCCCGCCAGGATCAGGCGGAGCGTGCCTGGACCATCAAAGGAACCATCTGCTCGGTCCCGGAGCCGCAGCGCATCGTCGGCCTGTCCGTCTGGGACGACTTCGACGCGGCGGCTCTAAGCTGGGTACGCCTCGACGCCATGGGCCTGTCCTGGGACGACTTCTACGCCACAATCTGGCAGGAGGTCAGGTAGCCGATGCTCCAGCGCCCCAAGATTCCCGCCGAAGCCCTGAGCAGCGCGTTCGCCTGGGAGGCTCGCGTGGACTCATGGCTCGGCCAGACCTGGCTGGGCCGGGTGCCCGTCAAGGCCGGATCCGTCACCTGGACGACCAGCCAGCAGGTCCAAGGCACCCTGAGCCTGACAGTGCCCAGGATCGGCGCCGTCAGCCAAGATGAAGGAGCCCGCGACTGGACCCCGCTCGCGCCTGACTCCCCGCTCGCGACTATGGGACAGGTCCTCCATGTGCAGGTGACCGTCGCTTCCCTCGTCTCCACCGACCGATGGGACATCCCCCTCGGCCGTTTCCTCATCACCCAGTGGGAGGTCGGGGCAACCGATATCCGCATCACGGGCAAGTCACTGCTCCAGCACCTTGAGGACGACCGCCTCACCTCACCGACCGTCCCCTACTCGGGCGGCACACTCGCCTCCGAGCTGCGCCGCCTGGTAGGAGGCCACATGGGCGTCATCGTCAGTGACGCTCTCACCAACCGGCCCTGTCCCTCGATGTCCTGGGGAGAGTCCCGCATCGACGCGATCTACGAGATCGCCGACGCCTGGCCGGCCCGCCTGCGCGAGGGCCCCGATGGGGTCCTCTACGTCCTCCCGCCCGTTCCGGCTATTACCGAGCACCCGGAGACAACCCTGACCGACGGCGAAGCCGGCACCGTCATCGGCGTCACCCGCCAAGGCTCCCGCGCCGGGATATTCAACCGCATCGTCGCCCGGGGACAGGAACAGGACGATGCTGGGCAACCGCGCTTCCAGGCCATCATCGACCAGACCACCGGCCCCCTGCGCACCTCCGGCCCCTACGGCATCGTCACTAAGTTCTTCAGCTCACCCCTCATCACCTCCAAACAGGCGGCACTCAACTCCGCCACCACGATGCTCGCAACCTCGGTCAGACAGAAGACCACGGTCCCCGTCACCCACACACCGAACCCGACCCTCACTCTGGACACCCCGGTCGAGCTCATCACCGCCAACATCGACGGCGCAGCCACGATCACCCAGTGGGGAATCGTCAATTCAACCGAGATCCCTCTCGTCTACAGCGGGACGTCACGCTCGGACGTCGAGGTGGTGACCACAGCATGAGCCTGCCCATCCTCGACCTCCTCACCTCCGCCCCGGCCGACGAAGGACCACGCCCAGGATCCGACCGCGCCATGATCGCCGTCGCCCGCGTGCTCGACGTCGCCAACGGCGGCACCACAGTCACCGTCTCTCTCCTCGGCTCCGCGGGCATCACCCTGCCAGCCACCGCCTCCACCTGGACAGGCGTCGAAACTGCCTACGTCCTCCTCGACCCCGACGCCGGACGCCCGATCCACGTCCTCGGCCCAGCCCCAGCCCCCAAGACCGGCCCGATGTCCTTCAGCCCACCCGAGGCCACCACCAACACCGTCACCTGCACCGCCCACCCCACCTGGAGCGGCACTCACGCCCCAACCGGGTGGAACCGCTTCGGCGCCGCCATTGTCGGCCACCCCCGCGACCTCAGCCAAGGAGACGCCGGCACCGGCACCCTGACAGGCCTAGCCACCTACGGCCAACAGATCCCCGCCATCGGCACCACCAGCATCACCCGGGCCACCCTCACCGCAACCGGCAACGGCGCCAACCCCAACACCTGGAACGCAGTCTTCCAATGCGCCATATACACCGACGCCGGCCCCCAACCCGCAGGCCCCCAGGCCACCGGAACCATCACCAGCAACCAAACCAGCACCATCGACATCACCGCGCTCGCGGCCGGCCTGCTCGCGGGCCAGGGAATCGCTCTGGTGGGCGCCGTCTACGGCGGTATCCGTGGGCAAGGCAACTCGATGGTGCTATCCCTGGAGTGCGAGGTTGAGTCATGAGCGGCGGTTGGTCGGTGTGCGGCCTGTGCGGCGTCGTTGTCGCTGACATTCCTGGTCACGTCTACTGGCACGAAACCGGAGCACTTGAACTCGTCACCGAGATCATTGAGAAGCTCCAGCAAACACCAAAATCCGATGCGGGAGAAAACACCCGAACAGACGAGTCAGAGACAACAGATTCCACGACCACCCCCTCAGAGGGAGAGGAGTAATCGCATATGCCATCGATCGACGTCAGAGGCCATCTGGTGCCAAATGGGAGCGAGCCAGCATCCCGCCAGTCACTTCTGGACTTCTCCCAGTCCGTCCCTTCAGTCAAAGCCTGCGACTCAGAGACAGCAGCTATCCAGCACATCAACGCCCTCAAGACTGCCGGAGTTAAGATCACTGAGAGCAACCCCGTATTCGTGTGGCGCTCAGACATCAGAGCGCTTCTGGTGTGGGATGGTCTTCGCTGGGCAGGAACCAGCCGGTTCCGCATCGAGACCCAACAGACCGGAGACAGCGGAATCACCTACAGCCAGCCAGGTCCGAACGAAATCATGATCCTGCAAACTGGTCGACTCTCCAATGGAACGTACGGACACGCAAACGGAGCCGGATTCTTTTCATTCCAACCGTTCCCGCAGCCATTCCCAAAGGCCTGCCTGACAATCAACATCACCAAACTATACAATAATAGCGGGAAATTTAAATTCATCTCTAATGCTGTACCCATGGTAGACAGGTTAGACAGGACCGGGTTTCGAGTAATGTTTCCCGGCGAGAAGCAATCCACCGCACACTCACTCATGTGGCAAGCCATCGGCTACTGACAACCAGTCAGTCAACTCTCCCCGCGCCAATCTGGTGGCGGGGTTTTCTGTACCCAGAATCAGGAAGGATTCGCATGTCTGTCGCGTCAGTCGCAGCCCGCATCGCACGTCGTATCTGTGATGTGGAGGATGTTGGTTATTCGCAACCGGACCGTAGGACGTGGTATTCAGTGGCGGACTGGGAGGGTCACGTCAAGAGCCCACAGAATGCTGACTGCTCGTCGTTGGTGTGCGGGGCCGTCAATTATGGTTTGCACGATGCTCTTGGTGTCCCCTGGGGGCACAAGGCTCTGCTCGAGATTGATGATTTCTGGACGGGCAATATGAGGGGAGGTCTAGAGGCCCGAGGCTTTCAGGAGGTGCCCTGGGAGGACGCCAACCTTTACCCGGATGGTGGTTTCCAGACCGGTGATGTTGTCCTCTCGGTGGCCAGCGAGGGAGGCAAGAAGCATGTCGTCATCATCACCGACGCCGCCAACGATCTCCTCAGCGAAGCCTGGATCGCCGAGGACGGATCAGACGATGGTATCCTAGGCGATCAGACCGGGGTTGAGACCAGAACCGTCCCCTACTCCTCGCACCCGTACACCAGCTCGGGGGCCTGGACGAGCTGCCACCGTTTCAACAGCGACCGGTTCCTGGCCCAGTGGCCGGAGTTCGCCAAGACGACCTCAACACCCAAGCCCACACTGGCGACGCCGTCGGCGCCGGCTCATGCTCACGGTATTGACGTCTCCTCTTACCAGGAGGAGGCCAACATCGCGGGCATGTGGGCGGACTTCATCATCGTGAAGTGCACCGAGGGCGATGGGTACACCAACCCGTGCATGGGCGCGCAGGCCCAGGCGACCTTGAGCAGCGGCAAGAGGCTGGGGCTCTATCACTTCGCCCGTCCCGGCGACGTCTCCGACCAGGTGCGGTACTTCCTGGCCGCCGCCAAGCCCTATCTCGGGCGGGCTACCTTGTGGCTGGACTGGGAGGACGACGCCCCGGCCCAGGGGCCGCAGTGGGCGCTGGCGTGGCTCGACGCCGTCGCAGCGGCTACCGGCACGACGCCGGGCATCTACATGAACGACTCGGTCCTTAGCGGCTACGACTGGGCGGCCGTCGCCGCGAGGTACCCACTGTGGTACGCCGACCCGACGAACTACAACACCACCTACATCGGCTACATCGACCCGGCCGTCCCCTCGCTTCGGTTCTGGGGGCAGCCGTTGGTTCACCAGTACTCCCAGCGGGGGCGCCTGGCCGGCTACGGCGGGGCACTGGACTTCAACCGGCTTCGCGACCGCGCTACCTGGGACCGGATGGTCGGCGGCGGCCACGTCAACGCCCCGTCCGCGTCCGCGGCGCAGGCGAGCCCCTACACCGGCAAGTGGAATCGGTCGGACGGCCAGGGCGAGCTTGTCTGCAACGGGGTCTTCGGGCCCGCGACGATTGGTCGCCTCCAGCAGGTCATGGGCACGCCCGTTGACGGGGCCCTGGACGACGACGGCAGCCCGGCGATTGAGCGGCTCCAGGCGTTCCTGAACTCGGCTGTCCCGGCGGACACGCAGGTCGCCCTGAACGACGCTCCGGCGCTCGACGTCGACGGCGTGCTCGGCCCGGACACGTGGCGCACGCTCCAGTACCTCATCATCGCCTGGCACAAGGAGTACCTGCCCGACGGCTGGGACTACGCGCATTGGGTCGACGGTGAGGCAGGCCCAGCGACCATTGGCGCTCTCCAGCGGGCCCTCAACAACTCCAGGTCTGGCTCCGGCCGTCTCTGGTGACCACTCATTTAGGAAGGAACACACATGAAGGCACTCGTCTCTGACCCCTTCGTCACTACCGTCATCCTGGGCATCCTGTGGCCCCTCATTCAGGCGGCCCTGGACCGCCCCTGGTGGACCCGAGGACGCCGCGTCACCCTCGTCATCGTGGCCGCCGTCATCCTGACGACCGGCGCGTGGGCCATCAGCGCCTACCCCCTGGCGATCGAGACCCTGGCTGCCCAGACCGGCCGCTTCCTCGGCTTCGCCTGGATCGCGTTCCAGGCCCTGTCCCACATCAAGATCCACGGCATCACAGTGATCGAGTGGGCCGGAATCCTCACCCCCGGTGGCGAGACCCGCACCGACTACACCCCCCGCCACGCAACCGGCGCCCAGGGTGGGACGGAGCTCTGATGAACACCGTCATGCCGTCGCACCCCTTCGTGGAGATCTTCTCCTCGCAAGAGGTCGCGGCGGCGGCGGGCGTCTTCATCCTGGCCGTCATCGGCCTGGCCACGATGGGCGTGCGCTGGGCGCGCGCCTGGGTCGAGACTCAGATCGGAGCCCTGCACTCACAGGTCGCTGAGGTAGGGGACCGAGCCAAGGGAGCCAGAGAGGCAGCAGAGCAGGCAGTGGATGCCACCACCAACAGTCACGGCACCCACATCCGCGACGACCTCGACGAGGTACGAGACGCCGTAGACACGATCCTCAGACGGATGGACGCAGCCGAGCTCGCCCGGATCGAGGAGCGCGACACTCGCGAAAGACGGGACCGCCGTGCCGAGGACCAGATCGACGGGATGCGCGACGACATCCGCAGCCTGACCGCTTCCGCTGAGCGCGCCCACGCCCGCCTCGACGAGCGAGTCACAGCATTGGAGGCAGCCAAATGATCGCCGACGCCATCGCCCGCGCACTCACCCAGTGGACGCCAGAAGACCCAGCCTCCTGCGACCCCGCATGGGCCGAGACAATGCGCCAGGACCTCGAGCAGGCCCAGAAACTGATCGCAGAAGCCCTCGCCAACCTCAGCCA